CACCTAATGTATTTTTCCCAGGAGAAACAATTACCGGATCAATTTCTAATGCTCAATATTCGGTAAATACTTATAGTAATTGGAATCCATATGATAAGTATGGTGATAATTTACAGATTCAGACTGAAGCAGAATCTATTTTAGATTTTTCCGAATCCAACCCATTTGGTTCTTATTGATACTATAAATACATAATACGGTAATGATTGAATAAACGGGTATAGAAAAACGTTAGGAACCTATTTTTACCATCAAATTATTAGAAAGACTGTTACTGCATTTGGAACTCTTTTTAATGACATTTACATAGAGCATAAAAATTCATCTGATGTAGGAATCAGTCAGATGAAGGTTCCTCTTGGATATGGACCTATGCAAAAGTTTCTTGCCAGGATTGAGCAGCAATCCGAATTGAATAAGGCAATTCAGATTACTCTACCCAGAATATCGTTTGAAATGACTTCTATTCAGTATGATCCTACAAGAAAGGCAAATGTAACTCAAACATTTAAAACTTGTGGCAATGGAAATACTATTAAAAAAGTTTATATGCCAGTTCCATATAATATTGGATTTCAGTTAAATATTATGACCAAGTTGCAGGATGATGCTCTACAAATAGTTGAGCAGATTCTTCCAAGTTTTCAACCATCATTTAATTTGACAGTAGATTTGGTAGATTCTATCGGAGAAAAAAGAGACATTCCCGTGGTTTTGGATAGTGTATCTTTTACCGATGACTATGAAGGAGACTATTCGACTAGAAGAACTTTAATATATACTTTAAATTTTACTGCCAAAACTTATCTGTTCGGACCAATTTCCGATAGTACAGATGGTCTTATCAAAAAAGTACAGGTTGATATGTACACTAGTGCTGACACTGCAACTGCTAAGAGAGAAATGAGATATACCTTGGTTCCAGACCCAATTGACGCAGGTCCGGATGACGATTTTGGATTTAATGAAACTTGGGAGACATATGGTGATGCTAGGATTTATAGTCCAACTCAACAAAGTGACATTTGATTCATTATGAAAAATAATTATGACGATTTGGACAAGGCATTGAATATTGAAAGTAGTATTGTTGAAGTGGAAAAATCGACTACATCAATTGATATTATTCCGGCACAAACGGATGATATAAAAAAAGATTATGAATATACACGAGCAAATTTATATTCATTAATTGAAAAAGGTCAAGAAGCAATTAATGGAATTATGGAACTTGCCGGTGATGGTGGAAGTCCAAGAGCATATGAAGTAGCAGGGCAACTTATTAAGAGTGTTGCAGATACGACTGATAAACTTATAGATTTGCAGAAAAAACTCAAAGATGTTCAAGAAGATAATACTAAAGTTTCAAATAATGTGACAAATAATGCCGTATTTGTTGGGTCCACTTCCGAATTGTCAAAATTACTGAAGCAAGGTTTTCTAAATAATAAAGACTAATAAGTTGTAATAAATGAACGAGCAATTAAAACCATATAAGACTTTGGAAGAGATTGCTAAAAAGCATCGTCTTGAAGCTTCCTTTATTCAGAAACAACTTGATATGGGTGCTCCAATTGAACACGAGCATACAAAAAATCAAAAATTGGCAACTGAAATTGCTCTTCAGCATTTGGATGAAATTCCAGATTATTATACTCGTTTAAAGAAACTGGAAGCAGATGCTAAAAAGCATCATAAAAAGTTTAAAGATGTAAATTTTAGTGGTGCAGTTAAAGAACTTGAAAATGAATTGAAAAAATTGAATGATATTTCATATGATTCAATTGATAAATTGATGCGTCGTATAATGAAAAAACATAATATGACGGCAAAAGAATTACATAATGCTTTTGTTGAAAGGCACAATAAAACACCAGATGCTTGGATTAAAAAATTAAACGAAGGTAATCTTCATCACTGGTTTAAGGGTTCTAAATCAAAAGATGGAAAACCTGGATGGGTTGAAGTAATTTCAGGAGAACCTTGTGCTCGTGAAGAGGGTGAAACAGGAACTCCAAAATGTGTTTCTTCTTCAAAAAGAGCAAGTATGTCAAAAGCAGAAAGAATATCAGCACAAAGAAGAAAAAGTGCTGCTGACCCAAATCAACCAGAAAAATCTGGAGCATCAAAACCAACATATGTTTCTACCGATAAACCAGAAAAGAAAATGAACGAAGAAAAAGATATTAAGGGAAAGAGTAGTGGTAAAAAAGATGCTTGCTATACTAAAGTAAAGTCAAGATACGATGTTTGGCCAAGTGCATATGCTTCCGGGGCATTAGTAAAATGCCGTAAGGTTGGTGCCGCTAATTGGGGTAATAAATCAGAATCAATAAATCTATCATCAAAGGACCCTCTCTCGGAACAAATGAGTATGATGCGTTACTGCCCCAAATGTGAAAAGGATGAGACTAGAGAAGAATGTAGATATGGTACTAAGTATTGGGATATGTTCTCAATACCCTCAAGTTTATCATCAAATCAGATGAAGTTTAGTATTGCTCAGGTACATCCTGCCAATGAGTCTAAGGAACCAGATCACGAATATTCAATGGCAAGATCTGAACTCTCCACAATTATTTCTGCGGCAAAAAGACTTCGCGGTAAGTTGAAAGGTGAGGGTAATATTGAAGCGTGGGTTCAATCAAAAATTACAAAAGCAGCAGATTATATTGATGCCGCTGCTGACTATCTAGATAGTGGTGAGCATAATGTTCAAGGATCAATGGATGAAGCGTGTTGGTCTGGATATAAAAAAGTTGGTATGAAGAAGAAGGGCAAAAAAATGGTTCCAAATTGTGTCCCAGAATCAGTTTCAATTGAAGACGCAAGTGGAAATCCTTATGTTGAATTTATTGATATTATTAAACCGGAAGTACTAAAACGAAGTAAAGGTATTGGTAGTAGACTTCTTGGAGAGAAAAAGTTATATTCAAACTGGAGAGAAGAACTTGCCGAAGATTGGCAGTCAGTAAATCGCAAAGATAAAACAGATGGGTTAAGTCAAAAAGCAGTTAATGCATATCGTCGTGAAAATCCAGGTTCAAAACTTCAGACTGCGGTAACCGAAAAGAAACCAAAGGGTAAAAGAGCAAAGCGTCGTAAAAACTTTTGTAGTCGTATGTCAGGGATGAAATCTAAATTAACTTCAGCAAAGACCGCAAGAGATCCAGATTCAAGAATCAACAAAGCTCTCCGTCGTTGGAACTGTAACTAAAATGAAATCTTTTCAACAGTTTATTTCAGAAAGTGTCAATATTGTTGGAGATTTCAACGGAAATCTTTATATGAATGCATCGCAACCAGAAACTACTAACGAGTCTTTTCTTGCTGATGTAGTTTGGGAGGGAAAATTATACCGCTTGGAAGTTGAGGGCAAATTGATGAATAAAAATGAACTTGCGGAGCAATTGCAGGGTGAATATCCTGGGGCAATTGTTCATAATATTTACCCCCAAACAACAAATTCTTTAAAAATTAAGAACTCACAAAGATATCAACCAGAAAGACTAACTTGGACTGATTAATTATGGCACAATTTAATAAGAATACACAAGACTTTCTGAATCAAGAAAGAAGTCTCTTTGAAGTCCCAATGATTGCCAATAAAAATGGCGAAGTAGTAACATTTGATAATCCATTTCCAGTATCTTTGGGTTCTTCTACTATTACTATTAATGGTGATATTACAATTCCAGCAACTATTAGTGTTGCGAGTTCTGAAGCAAATCCAGTTCATACGCACATCACAGAAGTTGGTATAACTAGCATTCTCACAACTCCATATCTTCCTGTTGGTGTAGGAACAGTAAATCTAAATCTTTCATATCTTCCAGTCGGTATTTCTACATTACTGAACACTGTATCAATTGGAAATACAGTATCAATCTCAAATACAAGTTTTTATATAACCAATCCAGTCACATCAGTCGCAGTATCAGGTATTGGTTCTACTGTTACAGTTCAAGGAACAGTAGGAATTGGAACAACAGGGCAAGTATCACTCAACCTTAATAGTGCTCCTGTAAGTTCTAGTAATCCCCTACCAGTTACGGGAACAGTATCAATTTCTACATCATCAGCAGCAGCATCTGTTGCATTTCCACCAATAGCAACCGATGCATTTGGTCGTTTAAGAACTTCAACTCCACTTACACTTTTTGATAGTTCCCACAGATACAGGGACAATAATCTTTGGAATGGTTTAGTTGTAGGAACTGGTTCAACAGTTGGATTTGTAACAGCACAAGGTTTAGTCAATATTGGAATAGGAACTACTGCTGGATGTTCTGTGATTAGGGAAACCACAAAAGTATTCTCTTATCAACCAGGAAAATCATTACAGGTATTGAATACATTTATAATGAACCCAGCAAAAGCAAAT